CTTAAAACACAAGCAGGTGCTGAAGCATACGAATTATTAAAAATGGGTGCATTAGATGGTCTATCAATAGGCTTTAGAGTAAACCCAAAAGAAGTTTCATATGATAAAAGAGCAAACAAGCGAATTATCAAAGAAGTAGACTTGATGGAAGTATCATTAGTAACTTTTCCAATGAACCCACAGGCAACTGTGAGATCAGTGAAAGGTGAAGAAATTTCCATAAGAGAATGGGAGAATGGAATGCGAGATGCTTTCAGTCCTTCTCGTTCAGAAGCAAAGATGGCTGCAAAAGCAGTCACTGATGCATTCGGTCAACGAGATGTTGATACAAATGTTGAATTGGTAGATGCCATAAAGAACTTAACTAAAACCTTAAAATCTTAATAGGAGATTATTATGTCGGAAGATATAAAGAATGCTATACAGGATATGGGACAAACTTTTGCAGAATTTAAAAAAGTTAATGACCAAAGACTAGACAGCATAGAAAAAGGCGAGAGTACAGCATATGTAGATGAGAAATTAGCTAAGATGGAAGCTAAGATGGATTCTTATGAAGACATTAATCAAAAACTTACAACTGCTGAAGCTAACGCTGAAAACATCAAAAGCCAAATTGAGAAACTTGAGAGTGTCGTAAAAAGACCAAACTCAGGATTTGATACTAAGCAAGTAGATGAGTACATGGGTGCATTTGATACTTACTGTAGAAAAGGACTGGAAGGTCTTGACACAGTAGAGAAGAAAGCACTAACAGTCAGCAATGATTCAACTGGCGGATATTTAGCACCACCTGAATATGTGAGAGAATTGTTAAAAACAATTACTGAAATCTCACCTATCAGAAGTATTGCTAGAGTTCGTTCTACTGGTGCTAGAAGCATACAAGTTCCTAAAAGAGATGGACAGTTTGCAGCACAGTGGGTATCAGAAAGTGGAACTAGAAGTGAAACTACTGGTTGGTCAGTTGGACTTGAAGAAATCCCTGCACACGAAATGTATGCATTAGTGGATATCTCCGAGCAAGACTTAGAAGATACAGTATTTAACTTAGAAGCAGAAATGCAATCAGAATTTGCAGAGCAATTTGCAAAAGCTGAAGGTACTGCTTTTGTTACTGGTAATTCAGTTGGCAAACCTCATGGATTTATGGACCACTCAGGTGTTTCACATGTAAATTCAGGAGATGCTGATGAAATTACTGCTGATGGACTTATCTCATTGGTACACAACATTAAGTCTGATTATTCAAGAAATGGAACTTTTGTATTTAACAGAGCTTCATTAGCGAAAATCAGAAAACTTAAAGATACTGCTGGTCAGTATGTGTTCCAAGCAGGAATGTCTTTACAGGGTGGTGTTACTAACACTATTCTTGGAAACCCTTATGTAGAAGCTACTGATATGCCAAGTGAAGGTGCTAACACTTTCCCAGTTGCATTTGGTGACTTTAGAAGGGCTTATATGATTGTTGATAGAGTTAACTTAGCTGTTCTAAGAGACCCATTTACACAAGCTACTACTGGTAATGTAAGATACATTGCTAGAAAGAGAGTGGGTGGTCAAATAGTTCAAGCAGAAGCTATCTCTAAACTAAAATGTTCTACTTAAGGAGTAAATTATGCAAGATTTAACACATAATATTGTCGTAAGTAATTCAATTATCAATGCTGTCAAAACTGCAGGTGCTAATGGCACTACTGTAGATTTAAAAGGCTTTGAAGAAGCAACTGCAATTGTAGATGTTGGTGCAGAAGGAGATACTCTTTCAGGCTCAATCTACTTTGAAGTTTCATTACAGCATTCTGATGATGATTCTACTTGGACTGATTTAGTTCAAGCAGATATTGTCAATGGAACAATTGCTGCAGGTGGAATTTGGTTGAAACTTGATGGTACTACAGATGGAGACCCTAGTACTACAGGTGGAGATTGGCAGGTTGGTTATGTTGGTGGAAAAAGATATTTGAGATTGGTTTTAGCGAAAGCAGGAACACACTCAAATGGTACACCGATAAGTGGCGTGATTGTAAAGAGCAGACCTCGTGTTGCTCCTAAGTCAAACACTATCCATAACGCTTAATTGAGCAAACTTTAGGGGAG